GAGCGACAGGTCGACCGCCCCGACGGTGATCTCTTCCGTGGCCTTGGCTTTCTCGTCGGCGATGTACTTTAGCGCCTGCGCCTTCAGGTCTGACGGGTCGTCCGTGTCGAACTCCACGACACGGGAAATACGGCCGTATGCGGCTTCAAGCTCCGCGTCGGTGATGCTTGTCGCCGGATCGTCGTCCGTCGCGATGGTGAGGCCGTCCTTGCCTTGAGGGATGATCGTGCTGAACGCGTCGGTGCCGTCAAGGATCCGGTTGAATTTGGTCAGGTTTTTTCCGAGCTCCACCGTCTGCGTCCCTACCTGTTCGATTGCGGGAAGCCAATTGAGATAGGTCGTATATCCGCCATCAATGACGGCATAACCGGGAACGATGTATCCGCCAAACTTCTCCACGAGGTAGTTGGTGATGACGTTCCAGGTGGACGGATACGAAGCCACGTTCTCGTCACTGATGAGGGCTTCCCCGAGATCGGAACGTACTCTGCCGAGCTGGATCCTCTTGACGCTTCCTTCCCCCACATAACTGTTGTGCGCGTCGATGATGATTCCCAGAAGGGTGACGGGGTTGATAGGGTTGTCAGCGAAATCCATGTTGACAGGTTCGACCAAGGAATCGTTTAGGAAACCCAGCGTTCCCTCGCACGAGACTTTCGCCTCGTTGTGCGTGCCGTACTCGATCTGGTACGGCCTGCAAAGGAACAACGGGTCCGTCTGCGAATCGGAATGGATTGCGATGATGTTTCGCATCAGTTCGAGTTTTCCATATGCGGGATGGTCGGGATACATCGTGAAAACGAACGACCCGGTCCCGTTGACTTTCAGTTCGGCTTTGGCGGAGAACAGTTTCAAGGAACTGTCTCCCGGCCTGTAGATCAGCTCATGATCCATATATACCCGATACATCACATGCTCCTCCGCTGGTACGTGACCACTAGTGTTCCGCTCCCGGTCATCGCCAGCATGGTGCCGCTGCCGTCTTCCACCAGGATGTCGTCATATGTCGCTGTAGCAGTGGACAAGACATGCGAAATTGGCCCGCACGTTATGTTGGCTGTACCTGACGCGACGAACGTCGGATATACCGGCAGCGTGATCCGGTCGTAGAGGACGATCTTCTTCGCCGTATCATTCAAGACAATCTCGTAGCGTTCGTTTCTGACCGCGTACTTGAACGGCTCTGCGGTCACGTCGACCGTGAACTGCGCCATCGAGTCGGATACCTTCGCCTTGCTGACCGACACCCGCCCTACGTAATACCAATCGTCATCCCATGAGAGGACGATACGCATGCGTTTGCCATTTAGCATCAGAGCTACCTTGGACACGATGTCGCGGAAATCCTGGATATCAGGCTTCGCAAACGTGAACGACAGTTTCCGGTCGCCGTACAGCACGCGTCCGAACGCTTCGCTGAGGTCAAGCGTCCCGTCGGCACCCTGCAGCTCGACCGATTCGGTCTTGGCCGCGGGAAGGCCTATGTCGTGCCCGGTGAGGATCAGGCCAAAGTCGAGGTCGCTTCGCAAGCTGTCGAACTCCACATATCTCAGTCCCATATCCTCATACTCCCCTTGCCATTACTGCCGACCTTCTGCCGAGCGCGTTGTCGATTGCCGGCGCAAGCGCGCCGACAAGCTCCCCGGTATCCAGACGGATGTCCTTGCCTTCGAGCTCTATGACCTGTTGCAGCATGTCCACGACCGCAAGCCTGAACTGGTAGAGTTCCTGAACGACGGTCTCATGGAGCACGTCCATCAGGGAGCCGTCACGGCCGGCCTGCCGCTCGGTGATGCGGTCGGCCACCTTGTCCATCCATCCCGTGTTGTTCTCCAACGGGATGACCGCCTCCGCCCCGTCCTCTCCGATGACCGCGCGCGTCGGCTTGTCGACGACGCCTCCTTCGGCAAGATACTGGCTCACGTATTCCTGTTTGCCGATTGTCGCGACCTGTAGCGCCGTGGTGGCGGCCAATGCGGGTAGCACCGCGGTCGCCCAGACGCCAAGCTGCGAGTATGCCTTGGTGATGGCCAGGGCGCCGTTGATCAGCGCGTTGGCGATGGAAGTCTTCTTCTCGTTCTCGAAAGCCTGCCTTGCCTGCTTGTCCTTCTTCTGGTTCAGTTCTTCCTCGGCCTTTTTCTCTTCGGCTTCCCTCGCGTTCTGATCCTTCACATACTGCGAGTCGGAACGTTTCTTTCTCGCTATGTATTCCTCATACCCTATCGCCCCGGAAGCGTACTCTTTGGCATATTGCGCGATCTCCTCGGCATGTTTCTCCTTGAGGCCCGCATAATATTCGTCCGAACCTTCGGTAAGCTGGTCATAGTATTCCTGCGCGGAATCGACCTCGCCCTGCAGCAGCTGGTTCTGGTATCCGCTGATGGCGCTGGTAAGGCCGCCGACATACGTGTTGAACTTGTCGACGATGCCCCCCGCCACATTGGAGAGTTTCGTCCAATAGCTTTCCGCCCTGGCGGTCTGCCACGACTCATAGTCGTCCAGGAAATTCTTGACTTTCTCCTTGAACGGAGCCTTCACCTTCTCAACTTGTGCCGGAACCGCTTGCGCCGCAGTGTCGCCTGCATCGGCGATTGCCTGCTCCGTCTCAAGGCCGAGCATCGAGGCGAACGTCTTGTAGAGGGACGATTCCTTGATCGCTCCCGTTGCATCGGAGAGAAGCGTCTTGAAGCCGTCTACGATGTTTCCTCCGGAGAATGCACTGGTGACTTTGCCTCCAACATTTCCCAATGCGTCTACAACGGCAGATGCAAGCTTGCTTATCCATCCTGAATTGTCTTCCAGAGGAACGACTGCCTCGGGGCCGGATTCTCCGATGAGCGCTGTCGTCGGCATGGGGACGACTCCGCCGCTGGCGAGTGCCGGCATGGTTGTCGTGGGCTCTTCCTGCCCGCTCCCTTTCCCCATCCAGCCGGTAAGCTTGCCCCATACCTTTCCCCCGAAGCCCTGGATGGCGGTTTTCGCTTTTCCGGCCATGCCGGTGATGCCGTCTATGAATGCCTGGACAATCTTCTGGCCGAATTCTTTCGCCCTTTCGGTCATGCCGGTGAAGTCGATGATCTTCCTGATGCCGTCAAGCCCGGCCTGCACGCATGTCTGTAGCAGGAGCCACATGTTCGAGATGAAATTGTAGATGTTGTTCCATGCGGTCTCCCAGTCGCCAGTGATCAGCGCAAGGACGGTGCTTATGATGCCCCTGACCGAATTGATTGTGGAGTCGACCAACAGCTTGATCGTGTCGCCATGCTCTCCGATGAATGAGGAGAAGCCTTCGATGACGCCTTTGACAGCATCGATTACCGTTGTGACTACAGTCTTAACCGTGTTCCATGCGCTATCGACTATGTCCCGGAACGTTTCGTTCGTCTGGTATAGATTGATGATCACGCCGGCAAGAACCGCCATTGCCGCGCCAAGAGCCGCAACTATGGCGAGAGGGCTAGTGAGCGCTCCGACAAGCAAGCCAAACAGGCCAATGACCTTCTGGATGACGGCAAGCCCTGCGAAAGTCCCTCCCAAGGTGACCAGGGCCACACCAAGCAGGGCGACTGCCTTTTTTACCTTATCCACCGTTTCGGCATGCTGATCCATCCACTTTGTGGCAGTCTCGATTTTGCCTCTTGCATCATCTATCACTTCACCGAGGGTACGCACGACAGGAGTGAGCGTCTTGATCAGTGGATTTCCTATCGTTGTGAGTAGCAGCCGCCACTTCTCCGTGAAGTTGTCCACGACGGTCGACCAGTTCTCGAGGTTCGCCGCCGCATCCGTATACGACTTGCTTTGCCTTGCCACCTGGTTGGCGATGGTGAGCATGACGGACTGTTTCTGGGCATCGGTAAGCTTTTCGTATTCCTTGCGATACAGGCTTAGCGCCACCTTGTTCTTTTCTTCCTCAGAGGTGAACAGGTTGATGCTGTATCCTGCGCGCTCGGCGCCGTTGATGAACTGTCTGAGGTACTCGCTTGTCTCCTCCAGACCCATGTTCATGTCGGCGGCAATGGTGGTGAGCGTACGGAGATAGATCTCGGTGTCGGCAAGCGCGTCGTTGGCTTTGATTCCCGCCCCGATGAATTGCTGGAAGGCCTTCACCCCAACTTTCTCCAGGCGTGAAGACATGACCGTCGAGGTCTTCGAGACCCTCTCGAACATGTCGGTGGCGGTCTTTCCGAACTTCCCGAAGGTCGCCTCCGCCCGGGCGAACTGTGCGCCCATGTCGTCCGCGACATCCACGCACGTCTTGCCGAACTTGACGATGGCGCGGACGGCGAACGCGCTGGCGATGACCTTGCCAAATTTGGACAACGTGCCGGAGATGCTGTTGGCAGATCTCGTTACGGTCGAGCCGACCGAATCAAGGTCGCTTTGGACCTTCTTGATTCCTTCTACCGTAATAGGGACTTGTAGCTTGAAAGCTTCCATATGTCACTCCGGCTTGATCCTGCCAAGGGTCTTCTTGGCTCTGTTCACTATATCCACGACATTCTCGCACGCTATTCCAACAGGCTCGCTAATCATGCCGAGCTCGCGCTTGAACTGGCTGTAGGTCTTGTCCTTAATCTTGTGCAGCCAGATATCATAGACTTTCTCCTCGTTCATCCGTCCTGTAAACGCCCTGACAAACTCGCAGAGCCTCTTGGCACGGATGGCCGCATCCAGATGTGGCGGATTCCCTCCATAGCGAGCATAGAGGGAATCATAGAAATCCAGGTCACCCGTCAGAGCAATTTGCCAAGAGCCTTTCCAAAATCCTTCGTGTCCTCGCTGTGGACGAAATCCGCGATCGCCTCGATGAATTCGGATGCCCTCATCTTTCGGAGTTGTTCTTCCGACTGCCCCGAGACTGACGCCATGAAGGAATAAATCTCCTTCTCTGCCTTCGGCAGGTTCGTCAAGACTACCCCGACAATATCGAGTGAGAGTGACACTGCCTTTGCGGTATTTCCCTTTCCGTCCTTCTCAAATACGGAAAGGGCGGAAGGATCGCTGAAGATGTTCTTGAACTCGCCAAGACCGAGCTTGACGATGATTGTGGTCAAAGGGAAGAGGTCTTCACTGTTGAGCTGCCTGAATGTCATGCCGACTCCTTCTCGAAATAGATCTCATACGCCAGATGGTCCATGTCGCCTGTATCGCTGATGTCGATATGCTCCTCGAAGGTATAGGCGATTGCCGCCTCCTGTCCGTCCTGCCCCTGGACAGGGAGACCGGAATTGCAGAGCGCATACGGAATGATGCAGACCACGTCACGGCCGTCAAGCAGCTTGCCGACGAAAGCAAGGTCCTTCACGTAGTCGCCTTCTTCAATGGATCCTTTCGAGACGATCTTGTCGTAGTTGCCGGTAGACCCCTCTTCCGTTTTCCCCAAAACCGCCAGCTTGATGATGTCCTCTGCCAGTTCAAGCAGTTTCACCTGCAAGGTGCACGTCTCTCCATTCTTGACGGCAAGGCCCTTCACCTTCACCGGCACGCCGTCAGGAGCGATCTCGACGATGTTCGGCGTGACGGTCAGTGTCCCGCCTCCCTTTGTCGCTCCCAGCGGAGTACCCTTCCACGAGTTGCTGTCGTTGTCATACTTCATGTCCTTGTAAAAGACACCAGCCCCGAAGAGGACCCTCTTCGGGGTATTGGTCGTCACGCCCGTCTTCCTCATGCTTCCCATGTCACACCCTCCACTCCTTTACGAGGAGTTGAATCTCGATTCTTTTCACATCCGCCGTCCCTGTAGGGATGGTCTGGACTGATTCTACTCTCACCGATATCCCGGACTCGCTCGTGAGCAGCTCCCGGACATCCGAAAACAACGCCTTGACTGTCTCCTTCTCGGCCTCCAGCCTGCTCCAGCTGCCGCTGGTCGAGAAGCCGTCTAGAATGAACAGTGTCGTCTGGCTCTGGTCCTCAGGCTGGTACTGCTGCTCGACGTACGAGCCGATCCAGTACACGTCCGCCCCCTTACCGTTCCATCGCTGGTAGGCATACTGTATCCCTGCTTTGGATAGTGCCGATGCGATGAACGCAAGCGATTCCATCGTCATTCTCCAAACACCTCCCTGGCATGCCTCGACAGCTTGGGCAATATCGTCTCTCCAGCCCTGAGGAACGCCCGTTTCGGAGGCTTCCCGTGTGTCGTATGCCAATGTCCATCACGGTCCTTCCATCGCCAGGGCGTCTTCCTGCCGTTGCCTTCGACTGCGTACCATCCGGTCCCGTATTCCTCCCAGATGGCGTTTTCCAGGGGACTCCCAACAATGGCAGTCTCCCCGACGACGACATGTCTCCATGACTTCTTGAGGTCTCCGGTGTCGACTGCGGTATTCCGAGCAACCTGGCTCTCGAGCTCGCCGGCGGCTTCTTCCAAGAACGCAAGAACCTTGCCATTCAAAGCCGACATCACCTGAAGACGATTGTCAGAGATCTTTACTTCCGCCATGTCATGCCTTCCCTACATACGTGAGGTAGATCTCCAGCTGGCAGCCTAGCTCCATCGGGTCGTCCACGTAGACGATGTCGAACACCTTGCCCGCACAGCGAAGACGGCCGCATTCCGGCAAATCGAACCTGTCGCAGACGAACATGTGCGTCGAATTTTCCAATTTTCTGGCGTATTGGTAGTCGCTTGTCCCTGCAGTCATGTCGAGCCAGCCCTTATGGATGGCAACTTCGTCCCATGACTCCACCTGCTCGCCAAGCTCGTTTGTCACGACGCTCCTCTTCAGGAACGTCGCGGTGATATTTCCGCCAACCGGCACCATCGTCAGGTCCTCATGCGCATGTACGGCTTCAGGAATCCCAGCAGCTGGGCGGGATATCCCATCAAGGAGTCCCCCGCGCCAGTGCCGGCATAGCTCACCGAATGCCTGGACAGCGTCTCTCCGCTCAAGCCTACCTTGTCGCGATAGGCCGCCTCCCATCTCATGAGGTCCACCACCCCGGCCTTGACGGAGGCAGGATAGTCTATCCTCGTGATCGAGAGCCGGGGCCTCGCTTCGTCCACAAGCCGTTCCTTCACGGTGATTACGTTCCCGCTCACGGCAAGGACGACGTAGAGGCCGTCCTGCCACGCGCTTCCCGACAGCTGCACCGTATCCCCGGCGCTGAAAAAACCAGAGCATGCCGCGACGATCTTTCCTTCGTAGACCTCCACGAAGCTCCGGGCGCCACGGTTCTGGAACCTGTTACGGGTATAATCCCTGATTCCAGACTCGATCGCGTCGAGCTTCATCTGCAGGACCTCGTCCGGCTGGTCGGTCACGACATGTCTCTTGAGTTCTTCCAGGCTGAGGATCATCACAGGCTCCTCATCTCGCGGTCACCTTGTAGCCATGCCCCCGGAACCATTCCAGGAGCCACCCGTCGGATACCACGGCCTTGCCGTTGGCGAACTGAACGCCGCCGGCGCCGACCCCGCAGGAATCATTTACTGGAGTCTCGCCCACGAAAGTTTTGGGTTCTTTCTTCTCCGCCATAACCACTCCTTATGCGACCTTGATGTTGCGCAGGACGCCTGCATGCTGCGTGTTTTTCAGCACGGAGGCGCCGACCATCTCGACCTCGCCTTCCTTGACCGCCCCGGGAGCGTTGAAATCCGGAAGATAGGTGGAGATCGCGTTGTTGCCGCTCAGGGTGGCGCCAAGGAATCCGTCGTTCGCATCGAACTTCACCGCGTAGATGTCGGTCAGACCCGTGACCTCTGAGCTTCCCACCGTACGTTTCAGCGAGGCGGAGACGACGGGATTGGCGACCGCCTTGCCTCCGCTGACGGCATAATGGTTCCCAAGGTCGATCATGCGCTTTCCGTCAAGCGTCATGACCCGGCGTCCGAACGCTTCCTCGCTCTCAGTCTTGTAGCCGAGCACGCGGGCCACCGTCTGGATCTTGGTCATCGTATAGCCGTTCAGCAACAAGGCGTCCGCCGCGGTGTCGTTCATCATCCGGGTAAGCGACTCATAGAACTCATCCGCGTTTGCCTTCAGCTTCTCCATGGTGGAGAGGTCGATGATCTTGTCGGTACC